TATTTAATTAATTAAAATATATAATATTAATATAATGTCAAATTCTAGTAAACCACTAATATTAGTAGATACATCATATACTTCTTTTTATAGATTTTTTGCAACAATAAGATGGTATTCATTTGCATATCCGAATGAGTTTAATGAAATCAAATCAGATACAAAATATGACTGGAAAGAAAATCAAATCTTTATTGAAAAATATGAGAAAATGTATTTAGAATCTATAATAAAATTAGTAAAAAAAAAAGTATGGAATAACTCAAGTATAATTTTTTGTATGGATTCACCAAAAAGGGATTTATGGAGAACTAAAATTCATTGTGATTATAAGGGAGATAGAGTAGATTTATCATTAAAACATAATTTTAAATCTACTTTTGACTATACTTATAATTTAATGATTCCAAAATTTATAAAAACTTATTCAAATATTTATAGTTTAAGAGTAGAAAAAATGGAAGCAGATGATTTAATAGCAATAATAAGTATGTATTTAAAAGATAAAGAACCTGAAAAACAAATATACTTAGTATCTGGAGATGAAGACTTTCTACAATTAGGACGAAAATCTATAATATTTATTAATTATAAAATAAAAAAACCAATAAAATTAACAGAAGAAGAAGCATTAAAGTCTCTTAATAATAAATTTATTAATGGGGATTCATCAGATTGTATTCCAAGTATCTTTCCAAAAGGTAAAAGACTAAAAAAGAAAGAACTATTAGAATCAGAAGATAAATTAAAAGAATATTTGGAATTAAATCCAGAAGCAAAAAAACAATATGAATTTAATAAAAAAATGATAGATTTTAAAAATATTCCAAAAAAATATTTTAATAAAATTACTAAATTATTTGATAAGTTATTAGATAAATCAAATAATTCAGATATAAAAATTTAAATAACTAGTTTAGATAGGTTTTTAATAGAAGAAGGTGCATATTTTTGTATACCTTGTTTTAAAGTTGACATACGTTTTTTTACTGTCTGTTTGAGATGTTTAAAATCTTCATCTGATTCAATATTTTCAATCATTTTTTTAGCTTTTGATTTTATATCAGGAGAAACATACTTATTAACAATATGGTTAAATTCATCTTCAGAATTCATTTCATTATTTTCACGATTTACAAGGTTTTCATTATTTTCATTATTTTCATTATTTTCATTATTTTCACGATTTACAAGGTTTTCATTATTTTCATTATTTTCATTATTTTCATTATTTTCATTAAGTATAGATTTTATTTTTCTTTTAATTTTACTAGTAGATGATTCAGTATTTTCACTTTCACTAGTAGTAGATCCTATACTTTTAGATTCACTAATTTTAGGTTTGCTTATACGTTCACTTTTACGTTCACTTTCACTAGTTTTAGGTTTGTTTATACGATCACTTTTACGTTCACTTTCACTAGTTTTAGGTTTGCTTATACGATCACTTTTACGTTCACTTTCACTAGTTTTAGATTTGCTTTTAGTTTCACTAGTTTTAGGTTTGCTTATACGATCACTTTTACGTTCACTTTCACTAGTTTTAGATTTGCTTTTAGTTTCACTAGTTTTAGATTTGCTTTTAGTTTCACTAGTTTTAGGTTTGCTTATACGAGCACTTTTACGTTCACTTTCACTAGTAGTAGATCCTATAGTTTTAGATTTGCTTATACGAGCACTTTTAGTTTCACTTTCACTAGTAGTAGATCCAAGAGTTTTAGATTTGCTTATACGAGCACTTTTACGTTCACTTTCACTAGTAGTAGATCCCATAGTTTTAGGTTTGCTTTTAGTTTCACTAGATTTAGGTTTATTTTTACTTTCACTAGTAGATGATCCAGTACTTTTAGATTTAGGTTTGGGTTTATTTTTACTTTCACTAGTAGATGATCCAGTACTTTTAGATTTAGGTTTGGGTTTATTTTTACTTTCACTAGTAGAAGCACTTTTAGTATTTTGTGTAGGTTTTTTTATAGATATTTTTCCTTTGCCTCCATCAATATCAGGTACATCAAAAATATTTAAAAATGAAGTAACATAATCTGTTACACGACTAGTAATAGGTTCATTATTATCCAACATCGTATCTAAATTATTAATTTTAATTAGATCATTATTTCCTCCATATAAATTGGCTAAATAAGATAATTTATAATTCATTATATATAATAATTATAAATAATTATTAGAAAATTAAATTAAATTAAATTAAATTAAATTAAATTAAATTAAATTAAATATCTTTAAATTTATAGTAAAAATCATTTAATTTAATAACTTTTTTAATAATTTTATATTTAATTAATCCATATTTGTTAACTAATAAATCAATAATTAGTTCAGAATTAGGTTTTATAATTTGTAATTGGTTATATGTAACAATATCATGTATAGGATTCATAAAATATTCTTTAGCAGTTATATAATTAAAATCATCAGGTATAAAAACTCCAGATAATTTTAACTCAATGATAGTATCTTTAATATTTTTATGTTTATTATAAACTTCATATATTTGTAAAAATTTAATACCCGTTAAGTTTGGACAATAATCACATCCAAATAATATACATAATTCAATAAATTGTTCATATGTTAAATTAAGTTTAGTTAAAATATTATTCAATTCAATTTCAATAGGAATTTTTTTACTAGATGATAAATTTCTAATAATTCTAGGAGAACCAAATGTTAATATATCCATATCTTCAGTTTGAACAGCATAAACCATATTTGTTTTACATAAATATGACAATTCAGAATCAGCTTCTTCAGGTGCATTAATATATGGAATTCCCATAAGAGTTAATAATTCTCTACATTGATCCATATGTTCTCTAGTAATTAACACACTTCTTTTAAAATATTTGATTTTTTCTAAATTATTTTTAGCATTAGATAATTTTTCTAAAGCTTTTTTGCGAATAAGTTTTCTAGTATTAAGTAGCTTATGTTTAAGATGTGGTGGTTTACCATCAAATACATATATAGGAATAATTCCTTTTTCAAGAAAAGCTAATGTTTTATTAAATAAGCCTAATATATGAGAGGTGAGTTCACCTTTCTTATTAGTTAAGTCTGATCCAGAATTACGAATAGAAATAACAACTTGATAAATTAAAATACTAATATCAATAGCAATTTTCTTGCCATAAAAATGTTTAGGATGTATTTCTTTAATTAATTCTGGATAATTAGATAAAAATTTTAATAAATTTTTAATACCCATATAGAATTTTAATAAAAACCTTTCTTTAATATTAAATAAATATTTAATATTAATTTCTAAGGTAATATAATGATGTTTCAAGTAGTTTATCCATATGAATCAACTATATATGGTGATTCTTTTAAAGAAGCAATAAAACAGTTTGTCAAATTAAATCATGATATAAACATAAATAAAATGATTATAAAAGATCGACAAAAACAAATGATCGCATCTATAAATTATTATAAACAAGATAGTCGTAATAAAGTTGGTATAAATATGTATCCTGTTGGTTTAGATTATCCAATTCCAATTTTAACAAGTAATACTCAAATACCAATAAGTATTAATAGATCTTTACCATTAAATCCAATGATAAATCCAATGATAAATCCAATAATAAATCCAATGTTAAGTCCAATGATAAGTCCAGGTGGATTTATTCCAACAGTTATAAATATTCCAAATTATTAATAGTTATAAATATTCCAAATTATTAATAGTTATAAATATTCCAAATTATTAATAATGATAATACCTTTAATAAAGTCATTATCAATAATAATAATATTTCCATCATTATAATAATTATCAATTTTTTTAATATTAGATAAATAAACACGTCTATTATTAAAATATCCAATACAATTATTAGGTAAAGATTTATTTGAATAACTAAAAAAATCAAAAAAAATTTTAAATTTAGTTAATTTGTATAAAGTTCCATTATCATTAACTCCTATATAATATATAGCATCATTATTTCCTTCATATAATCTCCAATTCATTTGAGTAGATAATTGTTCAAATCTATGTTGATCAATATTAATTAGAAATCTTTTATATTCAATATTACCATCTTCTGCTTCTGGTTTTAACATTATTTTTATTTATCATTAATTGATTTCAATCTTTTAATAGCTTTTTTTAAATCTTCATGTGTAAGTCTAATACATTTTATAGGTAAATCATTAGTAGATGAGTTAATTAATAATTTATCAGAGTTAATTTCAATTTGAGAAGTATTAGGTGAATTAATTTCAATTTGAGGAGTATTAGGTGAATTAAGTAATAATTTATTAGAATTAACTTTAATTTGTGTAATATTAGAAATAATTTTATTAGGTATATCAGAATCAATAAAATTAATATTTAGTTGATCAGGACAAGCCAAATATTTAATTTGGTATATTTGAGAAGACAATCCCATTTTAGGACCTTTTGACCAAATATAACCTAATTTGATAACAATGTCAATTTGACCAGTGATTTTAAAATCAGATAAAGTAATATCTTTATCTTTTAAGTTAGATGAAAGTTTAACATTTTCATTAATATTAGTTTTAATAAAATTAATAGAATTTTTTTTAGTGATAATACTAATAAATTCTTTGTTAATTTTTTTATTAGAAAAACATCCTTCAATATCAGATTCTAATTTTTTAATAAATTCTATAAATTTATTAGTTAATTCCCAATTTGGATAAATAGGTATATTAAGTTGATTAAATTTGTGATTATTTAAATTATAAATAAGTCTTAAAATAGGTAATCTAATATATATTTCTTTAGGATCATCTGATACATCATTTTGATAATATATATAATATTTATAATTATCTTGATCTAATTTAATTTTCCTTCCAATAGTAAAATTATCAAAATTATAATCATTTGATTTAAGTGTAAAATCAATTAAATAATAACTCATTAGTAATATATAAATTATAAACTCTATTATTAAATAAATTCAATTTATTTATAAAATCTTAAGTATTTTAATGGCAGGAGGTTTATATGCAAATTATCCATTTGAGGTTAATCCTAAATGTGTTATTTTTAGCATAATAATAATAGGTCTATTTTTTTATCAACCACCTGAGATGAATATATATTGGAAATCTTTTGTAGCTTTAATATTATTTGTATTATCATATGTATCAATGGCATGGTATGATTATAAATTTGATTGTCAAAAACTAGCTTTAAAAAAAAGTACAAATCCTATAGGTATAACAGGTATTTTTAAACCTCCAGTTCATACTGAATCTCAGATTGATAGAAGTAAATTAACAGATGAAGAAGTGAAATTAGAGAAAATCTTAATAAGTGTATATCATTTATTATTTTTACTTCCAACTTTTATATATGTTGGAATTAATAAGAATAAATCACACCCAAATTTTAATATATTAATATTAGTAAATTTTGTTTTTGCAATATTATATCATAGTGTTAGAATAATTAGAGAATTTAATTTAGTATCATTAATACATATATTGATGGGTATTGGTGGAACATATATGACACTTCAAAATGAAAAGCCCGATTGGTTTTATTATAGTTTATTAGGTATAGGAGCTTATGCAGGATTAAAACATGGATTATATTTAATGCGAATTTCTCATTAATAAAAATTGATAAAAATACATTAAAAAAATAATATATTAGTTATATAATGTATAAAAAAATATGTTTTGTATATACTGAAACAACCGGACTTCATCAATTAAATGAGAATGTTAGTAAAAAAAACTTATTTGGGTTTGCACGAATGGTAACACTTAATTATGAAATAGGTTTTGTAAAAAATAAAGAATATATACAAGAAAAGAAAGTGAATCAAATAGTAAAACCAAGATGTATGTTTATTCCACAAGAAACAATAGAATATCATGGAATAACTCAAGAATTCGCGAACTTAAATGGAGAAGATCCAGAGCTAATAATAAATGAATTTATAAATGATTTAAAAACAGTTAATATAATTGTAAGTCATAATATAGATTTTCATTTAAGAACAATAATAGCAGAAGCAGTAAGATATAATATAAATATAAATTTAACTAATTTTGTAATAATAGATACAATAAGTTTTTATCATAAATTTGGATTTATAAAATTAAAAGATTTAGCTCAAAAAATGAGTTTAAAAAATATTCCAACAAATAATAAAAATAATGTTGAATTAATAAGAGATATATTTTTTAAACTATATTCTAAATTTAAAAAATCAATCATATAATAGATTTTTTATTAAACATAATATAGGATCCATCATCTTTTGGAATAGGTTTAATAAATTTAATTTTATCAATCCATTTATATTCAAGATTATTTTGACACGTTTTATTTGACCAAATCATTTTATATTTATCACAATATTGTTTATCAACAAAATCAATACATTCTTTATTTATATTTCTACAAGAACCTATTTTATTTTGATTATTATTACATGATTTATTTGACCATGAATTATATCCATCTATAAATAATTGTTTATTATTATCTTGTATATAATTATTAAAATCACAATTTTCATTTTTAAATTCTTGAAATACATATTTAAAA